CTCGAAATCACGAAATACACTCCACGCCTTGAACCAGATCCTCCACAGACCATCAGCCAGGCCGGAGCGCAACCGGTCATTGAATGCCAGCGCCAGCTTGTTGCGGTCGCGCGATGTCGGCTTGTCGCCGGCCTGGACGATCGGCGCCTCCGTAAATGTGATCGGCATGGCTCAGCTCCAGCGCGGATCGGATGTTGCGTCACCGCCACCCGATCCGCGATCCAGGTCCAGCGTGGTGCCGGTGGTGGTGCGGCGCACACGGTAGCCCGGCCCGGGCTTGATCTCGCCTGCCACTACATAGGCCAGGAGGCGCTTGAGCCAGTTGGCCAGTGTGCCGGATCCGTTCGGTGGATTTGGTGGCGTCATGTGGTAATCGGCGCACCATAGAGCACCTCACTCCAGAGGCCCCAGAGCCATTCCTGACTGATCTGCCATCGGCTCCATGCGACTTGCTGGACACTCGGCGGATCTTTAAGCCAGCCGTAGTTCATGGCGATGTCGGTGCGCAGGTTGGTGCCGGTCGGCAACTCAAACAGAACCCCGGCCGGCACACCCTCCAGCGAGGTGATGCTGCCAGGAGCGATGATGCGGCCGACGTTGGTGTGCGCGGCCTGTGCAGCGTACTTGCCGCTGACGGTGCGTGTGTGCCTGAGTGCGGGCTGATGCACCCGCACGCTCCTGACCCCAGCTCTGATGAGTGTGGCAATGGTAACGGCATCGGTGCCGGCGATGGCGTTGAAATCGTCGTCTGTGCCGCTCTGCGCGTAGGCGCGCAGCTTGGATTTTTGCTCGCTTGTCAGGCCGTCGATGATGGCGAGGTTGCTTTCGAGAATGTCTTTCTCGACGAGGTTGGGCAGCAATTCCCATTGGTCCACCAGGTTGCCGGGGTCGTCAGGGTCGCCGCCGAATTGTGCGGTGCACTCCCAAACTGGACCGCCGCGCACAGCGTACTCGAAGCCATCGGATTGGAGTTGCCCCACGAGACTTTCAATCTGTTGCTGTTGTCCTCGCCAGCGCCGGATGGCGTAGGCGCCGCGACTGGGGCTCCAGCCGTATTCTATGGGCTGCTCAACGGCTGCCAGAGGTCCGAGGACGATGTTGCTCATACGATCATACGACGCCGATATCCTCGCGGGGCCGGGTGGTGTTAGTGCGGATGGCGTTGAGCGCGATGAGTTGCTGCCGCTCAACCAGCAACTGCTGCTCCGCGATGCGCTGGATGGTGTCGCGGCCGGATCCAAGGAAGTTTCCGACAGCCAGGAGCGCGTCGGAGTGGAGGCGCGCCTTAGCGGCAGGCGCGGCCTCGTCCTCGAAGGCCAGCGGATCGAACCTCTTGCGCGCCTCGATGCGGCGCTTGCGCTCGTCCTGTGTTGCCTTCTCGCGGTTAGCCCACTCGCCTTGACGGCGGTTGAATTCCTCCAGGAATGTTGCCCACCTGGTGGACAGGTCTTTGTCGGCCCCGGCCGGGCCCTTTCTGAAAAAACTGATCGCATCTTGCGCCATGCGAAATTGCCCGTAACCTGGCAGCAGATATTCAAGCTTTGGTTTAAACCCAGCTTTTTTTAGCGCGGCCCATAGATCGGTGATAACCACAACAAAGTCGCTCATCGCCTGCGTTGCGATAATAATGGCCGGTGCCAAACGCACCTGAAGGGTCTGCCACATGCTGTCCCAGCTGTTCTGGAGCTCGTCGAGCATCTGCGCTTCCTCGTCGCTCATGACCTCGATGTCCTGATACATCTGGTCCAGCCCGTCGCGGAAGGCGTGGACGAGCGCGGCTGCGCCCCGGCCGGCAACCTGACGGAAGGGCGCCAGCAAAGCCTCGACGTTTGTGGTGTTCTGGAAAGTGAGCACGATCTTGCGCGTGATCTGTTCAGCGGTCTGGGTCGCCAGATCCCCTCGACTGACACCCAAGCGCTGGAATGCGGACGCCTCTTCGCCTTGCGGTTTGGCCAGCGCCTTTTCTCTGGCAACATTCATGTGCACCCATGCGGTGGTCAGATCCTCCAGTGACGCGCCGCTGTCCTTCAGCGCCCGATCCATCCGTTGCAGGGACTCGACACTGGCGCCGGTTTGGCCGGAAAGCTTAGTCAGTTGCGCGCCGTATTCGGCTGTACGGCGCACCGCCAGGGTCAGGGCGCCAACCGAGAACAGCGCGGCGAATCGCCCGCCCATCGACCTGGCAAATCGCTTCGTGGCGATCTCGGCCCGGATCAGCCCCTGCTGCCAGCCGCTGCCGTCCAGCCCCAGCCACCCCGTCACTCTAAGCGCCAATGGCTACCTCCTCCTGTTTCATGAACTTTACCATACCGCGACCCTCGGCGGCCTTGTAATAGTCGGCCAGCGCCTTGCACATGGGCGCATTGTAGGCCTCGTGTTGCGTGTATCCACATTCGCAAACCAGGCCGGACAAGAGCGACAACGACCAGTGCGCGCCACTCGGCTCGGTCCTGTCATCCTGCGTGAGCCAGATGGCCGGCGGCTCGGTGTGATCGCGCAGATAGCGCTGGAAGAGCGCGGTCTTGGCGGCCATGTCTGCCCGGCCGCATCGCCGACCCCAGCGGACTATCTCGCGTTCGGCTGGTGTCATTTGGGTCTTGCCGGAGAGGCGCAACCAGAGCCGTGTAACAGGCCCCGGCGATGCTGGCTGGGCCAGCCAACACCAGAACTCGTCCATGGCCGGGTCGGGGTCGCTGCCCATGGAGCAGATGGCGACAGCCAACAGCAAATCGCCCGTCTCAGCCGAGGCGGGTGATTCGCTGACAAAGGGGCTCTCGAAATGCGCGAGCTTGAAGTAATGGCCGAGCGAGAACGGCTTGAGCGTCAGGCCCAGGATCTGGCAAGGCTCAACATAGGCGGCCCGAAAATAATTGGTATGAGCCATGCCGCCATCACGGGATGCTGTTGGAGATGTAGCGGGAGAGGCTGATGCGCGCCCGCATGGCCGCAGTGTTGGACCGCGTCAGCGTGAGGGAATCGACCAGCCACGTGGCCCCCATCGGCGCGCACTGAGCATCAGTGATGGCGAGGGTCGAGCCGGCCGACGGCCAGCTTGAGACGGTGAGTGTGCCGCCGGTGGTGTTGTTGTGACAGACAAACTCTAGCGTGGCCTTGCGGCGATGATCGTGCTTGGTGAGCTGGGCTGTGTTGCCACTGCCGTCGCGCACAGCCTCCTCGTCGCTCTCGACGTTGACCTCCTCGGACTGGACCAACTTCAGGGTGCCAAGGCCGGTGATGGTGGTGGCGTCTGCGCCGGGGAAACCAAACAGAATTCCGCTGCCTATGTTGATGTTGCTCATACTACCTAGGCGGGCGCGTCAACGGGGCCGGTGGCGCAGCAGACCTCCAGGGCGTGCGTCTCGGCCCATGCATCCTCCTCAGTGCTCCACTCCAGGCGTGGCGAGGCGGACGCACCCCAAACGGTGAGTGTGTCGGAGGAGATCAGATCCGCGAGGTCATCCACGTGCAGCGCGTTGCGCACCGCAAGACTAAGGCCAGACATGGCGGCCAGGTCGGCCGTCTCGTCAGGCTCGGACACCAGACGGATCGAGACAGCGAGCTGGACGCGCCAGTTGCCGCTGCCTAGTGGATCCTCCTCGGCGCTGCGGGCCTCGCAAATAACAATCGGGCCGGCCTTGGTGGTGACAGCCAGACCGGTGACGGCAGGGATGCCCAGTCCGGCCAGATAGTCGGTCACGGCCGACTCGATGACGGCTCGCAGCATACACTGCGGCAGCCGCGTCAACGCAGCTCAGATGCCAGACTGGCGGCCAACCTCGCGCATCTTGGCCTCGATACGCTCGTGCATGCGGACAACCTCCTGCGCCATGGCGATGCGCAACCCCTCGGTAGCAAGGCGGCCGGGTACATCGGACACGGTGCGGCGCCGCGCCACCAACTGATGCCAGAGCAGAGCCTGCACGCGGAACCCTGCTGTGCGCGCCGGGTTGGCGCCGCCTGCCCGTGTACGGGACATCCATCGGAGCGCATCGCGCCGAGGCACCCGACCAATGGCGCGAGCCAGACGCGCCACGGCGACGAGCCAGCCGGCCCGAACAAATCCGGTGGCCGCCTTCCGCGCCCCCACCATGCGATGTATGGCCCGACGCATGTCGGCACCGTACAAGCCCGGCCGCCCCCGACGGCCACGCCTGGCGTTGAGAATGACGGCAGCCAACGGCGCACTGTGGTGGCTCGCCATTGCGTAGATGGCGCGGCCGCCACGGGTGCGGCGCTTGGCGCCAGGCTTGGTCAGCGCCACCTCGCGCGCCACCACCCCGATCGCGCTGACGACATCCGTCACTTCAGCTTTCTTGGTGATCTTGCTGGCCGCCAGCGCCACGGAGTAAGCCTTCTGATTGACGACCTCGGCCAGGCCTCGCCGGGTGTGGAGCATGTAGCGACGGAGCGTGGCGGAGAACTCGGATGTGTCGACGTGGACTCTCACACCCCTGGCGGGGCGTCAACCCGCCGTCACGACTTGATCTTGAGGAGGGTATCGACCCGGCCGGCCCGGTAGGGTGCGGCGGGATGCCGCAGCATGAGACCCTCGCCGCCTCGGCTCTGCACCGAGGCGAACAGGGTGAGCGCCTCGGCTGTGCTGCCGACGCGCCACGTCGGCGCCATCATGGTGTGCAGGGGTAGTGGTGCAGGAATGCCTGCCAATCGCTCCAGGATGCCACCAGGCGCGTCGGGGCGGTCAAAGATGAGCAAGGATACCACCTGCCAATCGTCACCCCTTTGGAGGCGAGCCAGGCGAGCCCGCTGGCCTGGGCCTGCATACAGTTCACAGTCGAGAGGGCAGGGTGGCAGGCCAGCCAGGAACCAGTCTGGCGGGGTGTAGGGATGGCCGTTGCGGGTGATCAGCCTGCTGCCGGTCCAGCAGGCGCGCCAGCCGTCGAACTTCTCTTGCGCGATCCATCCGTCGATCCGGTGGCCGGACCAGTCGGTCCCGTGCATGAGGCAGTCGGCTGTCATGCAGGCACACTAAGCCGGTTTGGCGCGTTGCGTCAACCCCGAAAATCAGACGCCACGGTTGGGATCCTGGAGGTCCAGCACCAGGAAGGATCCGTCCGGCGCCGACACCACCCCGGCGATGCGATAGGTGCGCTCGCCGATGATCACGGCCTGCTTGGACCTGGGCTGGCCGGCGACGAACTGGGCCGAGGCACACACCAACTGCTGGTCCGCGCCCGCTTCGAAGCCGCCGGCCGCAATGGCCAGTTGCTCCCCGGGCGCGCCGATGACGCCGGTGTATGTGCTGCCGTTCCAGGCGAATTCCGTGGCGAACTCGTGGGTGTCGAGGATGTCGCTGATCATTTCACTGAGCGCGTGTTGACAACGGGCGCTTGCCATGGCCGCGCAACAGGAAAGCCGCATCGCACAGTTCCGTCGCCTCTACGAGCAGGGGATGGACCTGCTCACACAAGGCAAGGATGAGGAGGCCATGGGGGTGCTATACCGAGCGGCGCGCACGGCGCCGGAGGGCTGGCTGTGCCTGGCGCAAGAACTCGTCAAGGACAACGAGCACGAGCAGGCGCTGGAGCGGTTGCGCGAGGTGCTGCACCTGACCAATGACCCGGCGCTGCGAGGCAACGCGATGAACAGCATCGGGATGATACTGGCCGGCCGAGGCCAGATGGATCAGGCGCGGGATTGCTTCGATGAGGTGGTCCGGCTCTGCCCCGGTGTGGCCGATGGATACAGCAACCAAGGGTTGCTGCGCCAGTGGGAGGGAGAATACGAATCCGCCGTGCGCCTGACGACGCGGGCGCTGACAATCGATCCGTGGCACGAACAGGCGCAATTCACCAGGGCCATGTCGCTGCTCACCGACGGTCAATACCAACGCGGATTCCAGGAGTACGAATGCCGATGGCGCAGCCGAGGCAACGGGATATCCAAGATCGCAGCCAGCGCAATGGAGTGGGATGGCACGTCTGGCAATCGGGTGTTTGTGTATGGAGAACAGGGCGCGGGCGACTCAATCCTGATGCTGCGTTACGCACGGCTTATCCGCGAGCGAGGGATGCACCAAATCTGGACGGTGCAAAAACAGATCACGCCGCTGGCGCGCACGGTGCCTGAGATCGATGAGGTTATCGAGCCAGGCCAGCCGTTGCCGGAGTTCGACTGCCACATCCCGGCGATGTCACTGCCTCGGATTTTTGGCACCACGCTGGCGACGGTGCCACCGGCGCCTTACCTGCAGCGACCGGACCCAGTGGACTACGGCCCCGGTTTTCATGTCGGCATCTGCTGGCGGGGCAGCAAGAGCCAGAACAACGACACATACCGAAGCACCAACCTGCGCGAATGGCTGCCGGTGCTGGGAACGGAGGGTGTCACGTTTCACTCGCTCCAGTTCGATCACGCCGACGAGGGCCTGCTATACCCACAACTGACGCAGCACGAGCAGCCAACCGACTGGCTTGATACGGCGAGGCGCGTGTGCGGACTGGACCTGGTGATCAGCGTGGACACCGGCCTGGTGCACCTGTGCGGAGCAATGGACGCGCCGGTGTGGTGCGCGCTGCATGCGCGGCCGTATTTTGTTTTTCCGCCCCGGTGCGGGGATGCAACGCCGTGGTACCGGTCAGTGAAGCTCTACCGGCAGGAGAAGATCCTGACCTGGCAGCCTGTCATGCGGCGCATCGCGGAGGATTTATGGAAACAAAAATAATCAAAACTCCATTCGACCAGACGCAGATCATCGGCACACGATACGGGCTGATGATCGGCCTGCGTCAGGACATCTATCAGACCCGCTCCCTGGCAATGATCGGGGAATGGGCGCCGGACGAGACGGACATGATCTGCTCCTTCCTGAAGCTGGATGACGTGGCGCTGGACATCGGCGCGCACGTCGGATCGATCACGATCCCCATGGCGCTCAAGGTCGGCGCATCCGGCACGGTGATCGCGTTCGAACCGCAGTCGGCGCCGTTCTGCTGCTTGTGCGGCAACATCGCGCTAACCAACACGCTGCTGCAGGCGCGGCCGCTGCGGCTGGCGGCCAGCGATGTGTGTGGCCCGGTGGACGTGCCAATCGTGCCGCTCCACTGCCCGGTCAACGCCGGCGGGGTGCGCCTGAACGATCCGCGCTACAACGAGAAGATGAAGTATCCCACCGAACAGATCCGCGCCATCACCATCGACTCGCTGGAGTTGCCCGAGTTGGACCTGATAAAAATCGACGTGGAAAGCATGGAGCACAAGGTGCTGACCGGGGCCGAAAAGACGGTGGCGCGATGCCGGCCGGTGGTGGTGGCCGAGGCGCTGCCGTTCGAAATGGAAAACGTGCGGCGCATGCAAGAGTTCTTCCGGCGCCACAACTACGTCACGCGCATCGCCGTCACGCCGCTATGGCGCGCCGACAATGCGCGGCGCTGCCCGGAAAACATTTTCGGCGGCGGTGTGGACATCAACATGGTGGCGCTGCCAGCCGAACGCACGATGCCAGTGTGGATGGCAAGACTGCCGGAGGAAATGCCGGCGGACCTTTACGCAGAAGACAAGCATGAAGAGACTGTATTACCTGGGCCAACCGGCTGACGGATTCGGCTGGGGCGTGGCCAATACCAACCTGGTCCGCGAACTGGGTAAGCTCTGCGATGTGATCGTGGACACCGGGAGCGGCACGCGCTTCGACGCGCCAGCCTTCGTGCCGGTGACCGACAGCGCGCTCAACCCGCTGCGCAAAATCAAGAGGTGTCCCCGCGTGATGGGATACTGTTTCACCGAATGGCCGCTGACCGAGGACGCCAAGCGCAATGCGCGCCTATACGACGTGCTCTTTACGGGGTCCACATGGAACACCAACAAGTTGCTGGCGGCCGGAATCAAACAGGCGCACACGCTGATTCAGGGCGTGGACTTTGATCGGTTCCCGCCGCAGCCGCCCAGTGCGCGCAACGGGTTCGTGGTGTACAGCGGCGGGAAATACGAGCTGCGAAAGGGCCAGGATATCGTGCTGGCCGCCATGCGCACATTCATGAAGATCCACGGAGACGCGGTGCTGCTGGCAGCGTGGCACAACCCCTGGGCGCAATCGGCGGCGAGCATGACCCGCTCCTGGCTGATCGACCCGAAGGATCCATTCAAGGATTTGCCGCAGGATCGCGTGATGGCGCTGCCGCCGGTGCCGAACGATCAGATGCCGGCCATCTACCGACAGGCGCACATCGGTCTGTTTCCCAACCGGTGCGAAGCGGGGACCAACATGGTGCTGATGGAATTCATGGCCAGCGGACGGCCGGTGATCGCCACGCACGCGCACGGCCACACGGACATGACCTGTGGTGACGGCGTGCTGCGCCTGCCGGCAGGATCGCCAGACCCCGCCGGTTGGGCCAACCCGAATGTGTCCGACGTGCTGTCACTGTTGGAACGCGCCTACACCCGCCGGGACCAGCTATCGGCCTGGGGCGCACAGTGCCGGCAGCACGTCGAGCAGTTCACATGGGCGGCCTCGGCGCAGCGGATCTTCAAGGCTGCGTTTTGCGGGGCCGACCTCGAGGGCGCGCCGGCACCGGATCGCGGTGCTCCGGCTCCGGTTCCCTCGACTCAATCACAGCCGGCGCATTCTCTGGCACCCGTTCGGCCAGGCCAGCGTTGACGGCGTGCGCCGCCACATGATCGGGCGCGTCGAACACGTCGCCACGCAGGACGCCGGGACACTTCTCGATCACCACGCTTTTCAGTAGTCGGATCTTCATTGTTCAAAAAAGGAGGCGCGCCCCGGGTGGGGCGCGCCCTGCGGACACACGACCAACACCCGACACTATCCGCCGGTAATGCCGCCCAACACGGCGAATGCGCTGGGTTGGCGGACGCCAACATCAACCCACTTGCGGGCGATGACTCTGACGACCCCGTTGGCCGCGAGGACGTACGGATCGACCACCAAGTCCGTGGCCCCCCCGGCGAACTCGGCGATCAAGACCTGGGTCCAATCGCCGAAGAACACAGCGGTGCAGATGGTGGTGGCGGTGCCGGTGGTCAGGATGGCTGACACCTGCTGGCTGACCTCGGCGCGGTACCCGTTGACTGGCGTGTTGCCGGCGCGCGGATCCCAGACCGGGGTATCCGAGTTGGTAAAGCGCTGCGCCGTCTTGAGCTGGCCTCGCACGTTGGCGCGCATGACGTAGGCCAGCGCACCCTCGTCGGCGTTGGCGCTGGCCACGGCGGACTCCAGCGTGACGATGGCCGGCCAGGCAGTGGCGTTGGCCATGTTCTGGTAGGCCACGCTGACCGTGCCGATGCCAGTCGTCCCGGCAATGCCGGTAGGCTGGTCGGTGCCAGTGCCGTGCAGCGCCGCCTGATCAATCGCCAGGGCGATCTGCTGGACGATGTCGTCGCGCACCAGGGCGTCGATGCTCGGGTTGCTGGTTGCCAGCAACTGCTTGGAGTACTGCTGGAACGCGGACACAGCCTTCGGCGTGAGCGTCAGGTTGGTCAGGTTCATGGTGGACAGCGTGGCCGCAGTGGTTTCCGCCACCCAGTTGGATGCGCCGCCGGCGTTCTGGCGAGGGATGGTCGTCGGCCCGTTGAGCGTGATAACCCGGGCGCCGAGTTGCAGCACCTTGGCCTTGTTGCGGAGCAGTTCAATGAACTGGTCCCCAGCCACGCTGGTCTGCACCAGCATGCCGCCGAACGTGCCGGTGCCGGCCACCAAGCTGCGGTCGAAGGCTTGCGGCGGCACCCAGAATCCAGTCGGGGTCCGGCCGAGCCTGCTGCTCGTCTCGTCGCTGATCTCGCGCTCAAGGCCATCCAGCCGGCCGTTGATCTGCGCGTTGATAGCGCGGGTGATGGAGTAGCGGGCCCACTCCTTGGGCTTCACATCCAGCTCCACCGGCCTGGCGATGGGCTCCACCTTGGGGAGCTTGTCCAGCACGGCAGCGCGGAAGCTGTCCACACTCTCGCCGCAGTCGATGGCGGCACTGGCCAGTTGCTCCACATCCTGGACCTTGCCGGCCAGGTTCCTGGCGATGGCGCGAATCTCGCTGGTGCGCTTGCGCTCCAGTGACACGGCGCCCTCGCGCTCTTTGATTACATCGATTTCCATAATTACCTTTTGGGTTTCTTGCGTCGGATCGGGTTGGCTTCGCCCGACACCCACCGACGCATCAGCGGGAATCGAAACGATGGAGATCTCATAAGGTTGCCAGGCAAAGCGGATGGTTTCGACGCCATCCTGCACTGCCGAGCTCACCTCCCGCGTGCGTCGGTAACCGACGCTGACGAGGCGCCGGATACCGTCTCTCACATCGCGCCAGATCTCGAACCCCAAATCAGATCTGGAAAAACGCACCTTGGCTCGACCGCGCTTCCGGGCAGCGTCGATCTCGGCGGACTCAACAATGCCGATCTGCTTTTCCGGGTCGTGGTTGAGTAGAAGTGGATGTCCGTCATTAAGCCGGGCGAGGTCCACGTCACTGGGTTCATGACTCAAAACCTCGCGGTATCCGCCACGGTCCACCGCAATTTCCGAGGAGAATGAGAGCTCTACTGTGCGGTTGTCGTCGTCGGCGCGCAGCCATTCCACCGCCACGTCCCGCTTGAATGGCTCATCCTTGTTGAGCCGCACCAGCAGCACTGCCTCTGCCTTAGATGCCTCGGGCTGGTTGGCATACAACGCGGCCATCTGCTTCTCGGCATCCTCCTTGGTGTCGTGGCAGTGGACGGTTTCACCGTCGTCTTTCATGACGCAGTGCTTACCGTCTTTCTCTTCGATGCTGTATGGCATACTACCCTTGCTTGGGCGTCAACGCGGCCTCGGCGTCATCCGGCCTGTCCGGTTGACTCGGTTGCTTGTTGGCCTCCTGCGAGGATGTGGGGAACTCCAGGCCGTGCTGATCCGCCAGCGCCTTGTCCGCCGCCTGATCGCTGAAGATCTCCTCGATGTCCCCGCCGGCCTCGGCGATGACGGCGCGCCTCGACGTGAACCCCTTCTCGACGGCCAAAACTTGGGCCTGCATGTCGTGCAGCGGATCCACCCAAGACCACCTGCGCGGCTTCCATTCCGGCTTGTTTATGTGATCCATCATCCCGACCGTTAGTTGGCGCTGCACGTTCCTGATTTTCCCGGCGACAAGCGCCATGCGCAACCACTCCTCAAACACAGGGGCAACAAACCACGAAACAAACCAACCCTGGATCGACTTCCATTCCTCGCGCTCCTCCAACAAGCCGGCGCGGATCGACGAGTAGTTAACGCTTTCAAGGTCGTTGGCCAACGAGTTGTAGCTGACCGCCAGGCCGGCGCTGATGCCGCGCAGTGTGCTTTTGACAAATTCCCCGAAAGCGGCGTTTGGGTGGTTCGGATCAAAGCCTTTAAAGGTCCACCCATGTGGCAACTGCTCGATGCTGCCGGGCTCAACCTCCATGTACTTCTGGCCGCCTGGCGCATCCTCGCCGCTGTACTGTGGCGCGCCAGTCGGACCCTGCTCAAGAAAACCCATCTTGCTGGCACCTAGCCGGGCCGCAACCACCTCGGCCTCCTCGTAGGCCGAGAGGTGCTTCAGGCGCGTGATCGTGCTAACCAGCCAGGGCGTCCCGGTGCTCTGGCCAACGCGCTCCGGCCAGTAGATATGCAACAAATCCGACGCTGGCAACCGGTCGCGCCACCGGCCAGTTCCGGACTGTTGATACGCATCACCGGGATGGTTGCGCAGAATGTGGTACGCCACCACGATGCCGGCAGAATCATACTCGACCCCGAGGCGCACTTGCCCGCCATCAGGCAGTCTCGCGGTGTAGTCCGTGTCCAGGTGATCGATCTCCACCGGCTCCAACGCGAAACGATAGGCGTTTCCCGACGGATAATGCTTGCGCAGCAGTATCCCGCCATCCCGCGCCACGCTGGTGAGCACCAACCGCTGCAAATCCGGCCAGGTCAATGTGCGGCCCACCGTGCACGTGGACGCCCGACCCCATTGCCACCACGCCTCCTCAATCATCGCGTTGGCCATCGTGTCGTAGGACTCAACCACCACGCCCTTGCGCAATCGGCTCTCGCGGATCTTCATCTGCAGCCCGATCCCGTCAGCCCCAAGCACATTGTTGACCAGCAGCTTCAGGTACCGCCGGACGTAATCGTTGTTTCGTTCTAGGTCACGGCACCGAGCGCGCAACAGCTTGATCCCGCCGCGAACCTCCGCGTCCGCTGTGGTGACGGATGTCATCCAGTCGTTGGTGAGCCGCCCCTGAACGGCACCAGCATAACTGCGGCGCGCCGATTGGCTTGGCATCCGCGCCAGACCCAGTGAGGCCAACGCCGCATCAAAGAGCTTTTTCATGATGTCGAGAACCGCGCCAGAATCTGACGGCCTGCACCAGCGCCACGCTCGGCCGCGACCGACGCCTCATAATGCACCTTAGCCTCCAGCAACTCGCGCCAGGAAAGCCGCGTGATGCTCTGGCCGGCAATCGTGGCGCTCATCACGTCCTTAGTGGCCTTGCCCTCCAACAGCGCATTGATGGCGTCCAACATCCGCTTGGCGTGACTGCGTGAATCGGCCAGGTCAGGGTGCGTTACCAGATCGGGAAGGACCTCCACCGCGCCATGCCAGACGGTGTAACGCTCCCCCTCCAAGCTCGTCACGTACGCGATGGCATCGTACGCGCCAGGCTTCCACATCAAAGAGTCGGCAGCGTCCACGTCCACCCGGTGCAGATCGCCGTCAGCCGTGGTGCGCAGGTGGATGGTTGGTGCGGTCCGGCAGTGCAGAGCAAAGGCCAGCGTCCACCCGTCGCTGGCCAGGTAGTTGGGCGCGCTAAGAGACAGGCGCAGCGTGTCGCCAGCCCTCAACTGGGGCGGCAATGCAGTCGGCGATGTGGCCATTCTACACTGGCCCCACCGTCAACGACGCGCGCCTACCCCCTCCAGCCACTTACCCAGCCGCCTTGCCGCACCGGACCAGGCACCCGCTTGGCCAACTTGGCCGGCTCACTCCCGGGCTCCGGCTTGTCCGCCACCCTGACCTTGATCTCGCGATGCCGCTCCAGATATTCCCGAAGCTTAACAAAGTTGGGCTGGAGGATGTAGAGCGCTGCATGGTTGTACACGCGAATGTCCAGCGCCTCGTTTCGCCTGTTGCTCCTGACGTTCTCCCAGATGCGAGAGGGAAACCCCCGCGTCATCTTTGTCACAACCTGCTCGGCGGTCAGCTGCAAAAAAAACTCCTCGTCGTAGGTCTTCGGGAAATGACAGTAGCGCGGCCCGGGCTTGTCACCCTTAAGCCGGGAGTAAATGATCGTCTTGAACTCCGACGTGTCCACCAGTAGCGCCTGGCTTCGGCTGCGGCGGCGCGGCGTCTCAACCGGGGCGCGCAACCGACTCGTGGCGCCTTTGACCGCATACACGGCTGCCGGGGCAGACCGCCGAACAAACTCATAAGCCCGAGTGGTCGCAAAGCCCGAGTCCACACATCCGACCTTGGCCTGCATGGCGCCATAGAGCGGGTGGCTGAATTTCAGGCTGATGAAGTCGGACAACTGGCGCCAGGCGCTATCGCTCTCATTTACGTTCCCAATAAAACGCCCACACCGAATACCCCAGCATTCCTCACCCAAACCCCAACCCACCACCTCGGCCTCAATGCGGTCAGCCTGAACATCCGCGCCCCAGGTCAACACCAACACACCCTCGGGAAGTTCAGGACCATAATCCTCGCGACGCTGCATTACCTCCAACGGCTCTATCGTCTCGGCTTTGCCGGTCCATGTCTCGGCGAGAAACGTGTTTACCCATGTCTTCAACGTCTCCTCACCACCGCTGTTCGCCTCCAGGAACTGCGATGCCATCTGGTGCAGACGGTTGCGGTAGCCCTTCTTCACCCGGAACGGAGAGTAAATACCACTGAGGTGATAACCACGCCTGCCAGCGAATGGCGCCGTCGGCCGCCATTCACCGTCTCGGATCATTGCCACTCGATCAGTATCACTCAAGATCGCCTCGCAATGCTGGCATTGTATGGCCGCATCCTCTGGCCTGCCTTCCGGCCACCTAACCATGCTCCACTTCAAAACCTGGTGCTGGCCGCACCTTGGACACGGCACGTGCCAGTAACGCTGATCGGTCTGCAGGAATTCAGCCTCAATACGGCTCAACCCCTTGATCGTGGGCGTGCTGGTCATGATAATCACTGCGTTCCAGAAGCTCTCCGTTCGACGAATCGCCAGCGCGCACGGGTCGCCCTCAGTGCCGGCACTCGCAGGATACCGATCCACCTCATCCAACAGCACCACCCGACGCGGACGCCCAGCCAGACCGCTGGGCGCATTTGCCCCGACAATCGCAAGGTTGCCACCAGGGAAAACTTTTAGCTGAATCGTATTGCCGCTGTCCCGGCTCTTTGGGTCGCTTATAACATCGCGCAACACGGGCGTGTCCCTGACCGTCACCATGAAGCGCTCTTTGCTCCACGCCTGCGCCATCTCGACTGTCGGCTGCACCATGAGAATGGGCGATGGGTCCGCAGCCACAAAGTAACCCAACACATTCTCCAACAATGTGGTCTTGGTTGTCTGGCTCGCCCACATCAAACACACACTCCTCACATCAGCATCGTGGACAGCCTCCATCGGCTCGCGGGCATACGGCACCATCGCAAGACTATAACGCCCAGGTCGTGCCGAATACTCCCGCGACAGGTATCGAAACCTCTCAGCCCACTGGCTGGCGCTATACCTCGGCGGCAGGCTCCACGACGGCTGCGTCTGCCGCAGAAACGCCAAAAGCGCCGGCCCACAACTCGCCGCATGCCCGGATAATCTTATCTTTGTCTTCACGCTCCATGTTGGCAGCGGAGTTTATCGTCGCTTTGATCGACGATATGCCCTTGTTTACCACCTCGGCCAACTCCGACACACGCACCAAATCGCGGTTGCGTTCCGCTAACTCAGATTCAAGCAGCAGCCGCCGAGCCCGCGTCTCCCCAAGTTTCTCCATTTTTATGTCGCCGTAAAGCGCCTGGCATATCTGGCGGGTGGTGAATCGCCCGTCAGCATTAGGCTCCACACCATGCTGACGCAACAGGTTGGTGAGCGTGCGCGGGTTCACCCCGAAGTCGGACGCAGCATGCTCCTTGCTCCAGAGCCTGTTAGAGTACCTGCTAGGCATTCGCTGAAAAACTTATTCGTTGTGGTTCGCCACACCAACGGCGCACCGTCAACCCGGCACAACAAGCCCAAGCCAGTGCGTCGTTTTGTGTCCGCACAAAACCCAAAATGCGTGTAGCATGGTAGTGGACGCCTGCCGGGTCACCTGATCTAGGAGGCTA